CGTTTTGTCATCAATTCAAGCATCTACAAGATTATTTCAGCAGCACTCATGGACCCTGACTTCGTTGAGGTGCCTACTGACTTTGATCAAGGTACTGACTTTAAACTTGTTAAAACTCAGAAAGGTCAGTATGCAGATTATACAACATCAAGTTGGGCTAGACGAGAACGTTCACTTAACCAAGTAGAACGAGATGCTATTGATCAATATGGTTTGAACAATTTGAATGATTTTATGCCTAAAAAGCCAGGCGACACTGAGCTTAAGGTGATTATGGAATTGTTTGAATCTAGTGTACAGGGTGAGCTTTATGATCCTGCAAGGTTTGCATCTTATTACGCTCCTCCAGGAATCAGAACAGATAATGGAACAAATGGAACATCTGACAGTGACTATGAAGAAACTGTAGTTGTTAAAAAACCTGAACCTGTTGCTGAACCTAAAAAAGAAGAATCACAACCAATCACAAGTGGCGATAACAAGCCTAGTGCGAATGAAATTTTGGAAATGATTCGACAACGTAAATCAGCTTCTTAATAGACCTAAACTGTAATGCAGGGGCTAGTAGCTCCTGCACTTCTATCTCATGAATAAAATAAATGACAAAACCTTTTGATATAGCAAAATTTAGACAAAGTATTACTAAAAGTGTTCCGGGTATGAGCACTGGATTTTTTGATCCTGTTGATTGGATTAGCACAGGAAATTATGCATTGAATTATTTGATTAGCGGAGATTTTAATAAAGGAATTCCATTAGGAAAAGTTACAACATTTGCAGGAGAATCAGGTTCAGGTAAAAGTTACTTGTGCTCAGGTAATATTGCTAGGCAAGCACAAGAGCAAGGTATTTTGCCTATAATTATTGATAGTGAAAATGCTCTAGACGAAGATTGGTTAAAAGCTTTAGGAGTAGATACTGATCCTGCAAAATTACTAAAAATTAATGTAGCAATGATTGATGATGTTGCAAAGTTAATTAGTGAATTCATGAAAGGATATAGATCAGATTATGATGGAGTACCCTATGAAGACAGACAAAAAGTATTGTTTGTTATTGACAGTTTAGGTATGTTACTTACTCCTACAGATGTTGATCAGTTTGGTAAAGGAGATTTAAAAGGTGATATGGGTAGAAAACCCAAAGCCCTTACCGCACTTGTAAGGAATTGTGTAAACCTAATTGCTGGAAATCCTGTAGGACTTGTAGCAACTAATCACACATACGCAAGTCAAGATATGTTTGATCCAGATGATAAGATTTCAGGCGGACAAGGTTTTATCTATGCAAGTAGTATTGTAGTTGCAATGAAAAAACTTAAACTAAAAGAAGATGAGGATGGAAATAAAACTTCTGAGGTAAGTGGTATTCGTAGTGCATGTAAAGTAATGAAAACCAGATACGCAAAACCTTTTGAAAGTGTACAACTTAAAATACCATATGAAACAGGACTAGATCCTTATAGTGGATGTTTAGATTTATTTGAAAAGTCAGGAAAGATACAAAAAGATGGAAATAAATTAAAATACATTACTCCTGCAGGTGAAGAAATCAAAGAGTTTAGAAAAGGCTGGACAGGAGAAAAATTGCAGTTGGTCATTGACGATTTGAAGAACACACAAAATATTACAGAAATGGTAAATAACACAGAATCAAATCTAGATGAAAGGACTGAATCAGATGACAATGAATGATCAACATGTTGAGTTATTTATAGAGTGTTATTTATTGGGTAAAGAATTTATTGATAAAAAAGAATTAACTTTATTTGCAGAAAGTTATATTGAGCGTTGGGAAAATGCAGGATTTGAAGTAGAACTTGCAATTAATGGTATAGCAGGAGAGGACAAATATTTAGATGCTGCAATAAAAAATTATTTTGAAAATGACCTTGTAGAAAATGATGACGAGTAATGTCAAACTGGTATAGACAAGTACAACAAAGTTTAACACATTTACCTGAAGCAATTGAGCATTATGAACTAGAACTGGAAACAGCAGTTCTAGAATGCTCAATCAAAGGAAATGTAGAAAAATTAAGTAGAGAAATACCAGGAATAGTAGCCTACCGTTTTAATCAATTACAAGATCTAGAAGCTATACTAGAGCATCTAAATATTTTAATGAGACAAAAAAGATCTGAAAAGTTCCAGAAATATTTGGAGCATTATAACAGAGCTTTGTCTAGCAGAGATGCTGAAAAATATTCAGATGGCGATAGTGAAATAATAGATCTCCAGCACTTGATAAATGAGCTCAGTTTAACTAGAAATAAATTTATGGGAATTATCAAAGCACTGGAAAGCAAGCAGTTTCAAATAAACAACGTTATAAAATTGCGTGTTGCAGGTCTAGATGATATAACTTTATAGTAAAAAAATTGTTGACCTTTTGAAAAAAGGCTGTATAATTATTACATAACGTTGAAACAGTTAACACATACAGGAGATGCAATGAGCATTCCAGTAAGAGACACAGTAGCAGCAATTGCCAAGCGTATTGAAAATTCCAATAACGGATACACAATGACATTTGACAGAAATGCTGTTGATGCTTGTTATAACACTGGTCAATACATCATCCGTCCATACAGAGACTTTGATGGTGACAATTATTGGACCATAACAAAAAGATAAAAAAGTTGTTGACTTTTTTAGTCAAGGCTGTATAATATTATTATGTTGGTTAGGTAGACAGTTTAATAACAACACACAGGAGACAGTATGTCACAGGTGCAAATTGTTGAAGGTAACTACAGAGGACAGCAGATGGCAGGAGTTGTAGGTAAGCTAGTAAAGCCCTACAAAAGATTTGCAAAGCCAATGACAGGTTATGCAGGTTTTGTTACCATTAAAGTTGGTGCTGATGTTGTCCGAGTCAAAGTACAAGGCACTAAAGGATATAAAACTGTTTCCGGAGATGTTGCAATGACCCAAAATATTATGGCCCTACAGACAACTGAGATTGAGGAGCCAGTAGTGGAAGAAACAGATGAGCAAGTTATTGAGCGTTTGCGAGAGCGTTTCGAAATTTTAAATGAAATGTCACAAGCATCAGTAGATGGTGTTGTACGTGGTATGGTTGTTACAGGACCTCCGGGAGTAGGTAAGACTTTTGGAGTTGAGAAGGTACTAGAAAAAGCGTCTATGTTTGATAAACTTGCTGGTAGACCAGAAAAATATGGTGTAGAAAAAGGTGCGGCAAGTGCTATTGGGCTGTACATGTTGTTGTTCCGCTACGCTGATGAAGGGTCAGTATTGGTATTAGATGACTGTGATAGTATTTTGTTCGATGAAATTAGTTTAAATTTGCTGAAAGCAGCTCTAGATAGTGGTAAGAAGCGTATGATTAGCTGGAAGGCAGAAAGTTCAGCATTGCGCCGAGAAGGAATTCCAGAAAAGTTTGAATTCCGTGGTAGCATCATTTTTATTACTAACCTAAAATTTGACAAGACCAAGGGCAAGATCAAGGACCACTTGGAAGCTATTATGAGCCGCTGCCATTACTTGGACTTAACAATGGATACCATGCGTGAGCGTATCCTACGTGTAAAGCAAATTGTTGCTGATGGTATGCTTAAAGATTACAAGATTGATCAAGAAGGTGAAGATGAGATTGTAAACTTTATGCAGAAGAATTCAGGTAGATTGCGTGAAGTAAGTTTGCGTATGGTTACCAAGCTTGCAGATTTGTACAAAATGAATCCTAACAGATGGCAATCACTTGCTGAAAGTACTTGTATTAAGCGGTAAATATTAACGGGGAGCCCAGCTCCCCTATATAGGAGTTTTTATGATGGTAGAAGCAATTCAAGTTACTTGTGTAGATTGTGGTTGGGTGCATATAGGATTAACACCTGAAGTTTGTAAAAATAATATTGAAAATTTTAATCAGTATTATGAAACACTAGACCCAGAAAAACAAGCACACTATGGAGGGCCTAGTACATTAAAAGAATACCAACACTGTCACAATTGTAATAAGATAACTAAACCAGGTCAATTTAGATTGGCAGTTAAAACAGAAGTACCTATAGGAAGTACGATCCAATCTGTAATGGTAGAAAATCTAGAAGAGCAGTGTGGGACTTTATATTAACTTTTTAAATCTTTTCACAGCTTTTATGCACCTATTAGGTGTACGGGAATAGAATGCCAGAATGCACAATAGAAATACGTGATGAAGTAAACTGTAAAATACATAATTTAGATCTAGCTACAAGGCGTGAATGCGAAAAGAAATTAAAGTATTTCATGCCTCATGCCTATCATACTCCTGCATACAAACTAGGACGTTGGGATGGTTGTGTGAGTTATTTCACTCCAGGTGGAGGAACTTACATAAACATGTTGGACAATATCCTAGATGTTCTCCAAAAAAATAATTACACAATTGACATAAAAGACAGGAGAACTGATCACAGTTTTAAATTTCCCAAAATTGATGTAAACTATCATAATGGAAAAACTTGGCCTGAAGGTCATGTAAACGCAGGTGCAGATATTGTGTTACGTGATTATCAGGTAGATATCATTAATCAGTTTTTAGAGCAACCACAGTGTTTACAAGAAGTTGCAACTGGTGCAGGTAAAACTATTATTACAGCAACACTGAGTAATTTAGTAGAGCCATATGGTAGAACAATTGTTGTAGTACCTAACAAAGACTTAGTCACACAAACATTTAAAGACTATGAAAATCTAGGTTTAGATGTTGGTGTTTATTTTGGAGATAAAAAAGACCTAGGAAAAACTCACACTATTTGCACATGGCAAAGTTTAAATGTAATTAATAAAAAATTCAAAGATGCTGAGAGTGATTTAAGTTTGGCAGATTTTGCAGAAGATGTTGTGTGTATAATTATTGATGAAGTTCATCAAGCAAAAGCTGATGTGTTAAAGCAATTGCTGACAGGCCCATTTGCCAGTATTCCTTTGCGTTTTGGATTAACAGGAACAGTGCCAAAGGACGACTGGGCATATGCAGCACTCAAAGCCAGTATAGGGCCTGTCAGCAGGCGTCTGGGTGCTGCTGAACTGCAAGACAAGGGCGTCTTAGCAGAATGCCAGGTAAATGTTATACAGCTAGAAGACAATGTTGTCTACAATGATTATCAGAGTGAATTAAAGTTTTTAACAAGTAATTCTGAAAGAATGGATTACCTAGCAAAAATGATTAGCAATATAAAAGACAGTGGAAACACACTTGTGTTAGTTGATAGGATTAAAGCTGGAGACATGCTATTAGAAAGGTTAGGAGATGAGTGCGTATTTGTATCTGGATCTACTAAATCTAAAATGCGACAAGAAACATACGCTGATGTTCAAACGGCGGATGGCAAAGTTATTGTGGCTACTTATGGCGTTGCTAGTGTTGGTATCAACATTCCAAGGATATTTAACCTTGTACTAGTAGAGCCAGGAAAAAGCTTTGTCAGAGTTATTCAAAGCATTGGTAGGGGAATTAGAAAAGCTGAGGATAAAGAACATGTGGAAATATGGGATATAGCTAGTACAGCTAAATTTAGTAAACGGCACCTCACTGAAAGGAAAAAGTT